TGGTTTACCGTTAAAGCTAAATACTCTGACACTGATGCTGAAGCCCTAATCCAAATTACCGATACAGGTGGGATGGTTTACTTGAACGGTGCAACCTGGGGTTCTAATGATGGTTCTATCGCCATAGACGATGAAGATGATGGTGATATAACCATAACTATAGACTCCAATGCTACCTCTCATTTAACGATCCGCAATGCGGCGGTTTACGATATTCAAATGTTAACTACCAGTGGGAGTATTTCAACTCTGACTTCTGGCAATTGCCGCATTGCGGCTGATGTGACACAAGCTCTGTCTTAAATAAGGAGGTGATTTAATATGGCGCAAACCATGCACGAGGTTTTACATTCATGGTTAGATAATGGAACTAGGCATACTACGCCTGACGTTAATATAGAGTCTCTGGCTGATACAGTACCACAGTTTGACCCCGACGACTATTTACGAACATGCCCACCTAATGATATTTTAGTTGATACCGTTTTGACTACTGATACTAGCATTTATGCTTCAGGGGATGTTCTTGCTGACCAGCAAAATGTTATTGACGCGTTACGTATTAGTGGTGGTCGGGCTATTCTTCAATCTGTAGAAATAATTGACCACGATAATCAGGCAGGGGCTTTAGACCTAATATTCTTAGCTAGTGGTATGTCTATTGGCGTAGAAAATTCAACTGCGGCAGTAACTGGTTCTATTTTAAAACATGTGGTAGCTATTGTGCCTGTTGCATCAGCTAATTATGTTGCTATGGGTGGGGCGCAGGTTGCTATCAAAGGAATCGCAGACTTAGGATTTGTGGTAACTGGTAATCAGTGGAGTAAAGACTTATATGTAGCGGCTGTTTCTAGGGATACTAAAACTTATTCTGCTACTGGATTGGAGCTTAAAACAGGATTTACTCTTAGAAACTAACTTGTAAAGGTACTGAGTCTTGAACCAAATAAATATAGATACTGTAGCTAAACAGATAATAGATGAACTAAAAACAAGCTACAGTGAAGAAGAAATAAAAGAAATAATTGTTCCGAAAGGGCCTTTAGAATGGGCTGAAATGCACCGGAACATTGGAGGACAGGGCTTTTCATTAGAATTGTATCCCTGCCTAAAGCAAATTTACAATGACCACCATGAATTTAAGATTGTTCAAAAGCCTGCCCAGGTTGGAGTATCAGAGTTTTTACTAAATTCAGCTTTACATGCAATGGATGGTGGTTATAGATATTATGGCTTAAAACGCAAAAAGCTGAATGTAGGCTACATCTTTCCTACTACTGATGCTGTTCAGGAATTTTCTAAAGAGCGTATTGCCGCAGGTATTTTAGAAGAAAATGAATACTTGGGCAATCTGGTAAAGGGACAAGAGATGGGACGCTCAGGAATGCGTTTGCACTCTACCCTTCAATTTTACCGTGTTGGTAAATCAGTCCTGCACATGCGGGGCGCACAAAACCCTACTGTGCAATTAAAATCTTTTCCTGTTGATTTACTAATCGTTGACGAGTTAGATGAGATGTCTGATAGAGCGGTCGCTCTAGCTGAAAAGCGATTAGGAGCATCGGATTTAAGATATAAGATATACGCTTCTACTCCTAAATACCCTGGTGTGGGCATAAATTACTATTACGCTTTATCTGACCAGAATATATGGGAGTTGGAATGCCCTGAGTGCGGTTTATGGCAGGAACCGGACTTCTTTAAAAATGTGTACCTAGTTCAAGAAGATGAGTTAATTGCTTATGATGACTGGAAGGCTTTTGGAGCGCCCATTGTAGCTAAGAGCCATTTCGTATTTGCCTGTCAGCGATGCCAAACAGAAATGGATAGAATCGCTGAAGGCCGCTGGACAGCTAAAAACCCAGACAGCAGGATTAGGGGCTATCGTTTTCCAGGGCTGGTTTCTCCTAAGAAGCCCTTACTGGAATACGCTCTTAACAGTTGTAAAACAAGACCGGCAGATATTCAAGAGTTTTGGAATTCAGATTTAGGCTTGCCTTATGCCCCTAAAGGCGGGTCTTTATCACTATCTGATTTAATGCGGTGCGAGCAGAAGGGAATAACAGAATTTAGGAAATTCTATCATACTTATTGGTCAACAATGGGGATTGACGTAGGAGCCAAACTCCATGTTAAAGTTTCAACGATTAATGAACAAGGGTTGTGGGAAATTGTACTTTTAGCAGAGTTAGATGAATTTGAACAACTAGATGAGATTATAAAAAGATATAAAGTCGGGGCGATTGTTGTTGATGCCTACCCTGAAACTAGAGAAGCAAAGAGGCTAGAAAATAAATATAAAGGTAAAGTGTGGTTAGCCAGATACCCGTCAGCCCCACAATTAGAAACAGCTAGATTTGGACAGCTTCAAGACGATGACCCTACATTTTATGTAGACATATCTCGAACTGAAGCAATGGATGAGGTACAAACCAGTATTATAGAAGGCAAAGAAGCTTGGCCTGAGTCGGTAAGACATCACGAATCTTTTTATGCCATGATGCAAGCACCGGTTAAAGTAAAAACTACCAAAGTAAGAAAAGATGGTAGTCAGGAGACTCGTTATGTATATCAAGAAACTGGGCCTGACCACTGGTATCATGCGTTTGTATATGAATATGTAGCTAGAATGAAGTGCGGGGGTTGGACAATGGGCGAAGATATGGTAGTTAACCGTCCTGATATGAGTCCTTTGAGTATGGAGTTTTAATGGAAAACGATGGCTGGGTAGATTGCCCTGAACGAAAGTGTGGAAAGCGGAACCTATTTAGAATTGCCCGACGTGGTAATGAATTGGGCATTTGGGTATGGTGTCGAAACTGTAAAGCCGAAAAATGGTTTTCTATAGACACTATAATCGCTATCGCTGGTTCAGATATAGTTCGTACTAGAGAGAAAACCAGTGAGCTAACTAGGGAATTTTAATTATTAAAAGGAGGTAATATGCGTACTACAAAAAGAGTAATAAAGCCAAGACCGATTAGGGTATCAAAATATGCCAAATACAACCATGATGTTCTTGATGAAATGTCTACAGAAGAGTTGTATGCGCTTGGGGCTGAATTGAAAGACAATCTCAAAGAAGAAACATTGTCTGTGGCGATTGTTACTGTATTAGGTCGTCGGGGGATTCAGAACCCAACTTTTTAAGGGAGGCGTAATATGCCTGTTTCACCCACAAAAGTAACCCCATCCATGCGGGAAATGGGTGTTACTGGTACTCCTATCTGGTCAGGACAAATAAATTGGGATGAAAACGCTGTTTTCAACTCTCTTACAACCGCTATTCCTATCTATAAAAAGATGAGGAATGACCCTACTTTGTGGGCCTGTTATCTGGTTAAATCTCTGCCTATCAGGTCTGCAAAGTGGTGGGTAGAAGCTGCTTCAGATTCCAGTTCAGACAAGGCTAATGCTGCTTTTGTAGAAGAAGCTTTATTTGAACGTATGTCTGTAACATTTGATAGGTTCTTGGCAGAAGTATGTGATAAGTTTATCTTCGGCTTTACTCCGTTTGAAAAAGTCTGGAAGATAGAAGAAGGGAAGGTTTGGCTCAAGAAACTTGCTATCCGCTTACCTGAGACTTGTGCCGGTTGGGAAACTGATAAAGCAGGTGGGCCAAAGGCTTTCAAGCAGTTTACTTTAGATGCAAAGGGTCAGAAAGTTGAGGTTTCAATCCCAATTGAGAAGTTAATTGTCTTTGTTAATAGACAAGTAGGGGCTAACCTGATAGGACGGTCTGATTATCGGGCTTGTTATCGAAACTGGTGGACAAAAGATAAGTTACAACGATTAGAACTTATTGACTTTGAACGGGGTGCGGTTGGTGTGCCTACATTAAGACTTCCCCCTTCTGCTACGGCGGATGATAAAACTACTGCTCTTAGTATCGTCGGAGCTATCAGAAAAGATGAAAAGGGTGGGGTAGTTTTACCTGCCAACTGGGAACCCGGTACATGGCCCAGTGTTGCTAATCTAAGTAGTTCTTCTGAGATGATTCGCCGTTATAATAGAGAGATGTTTACTGCTTTCCTAGCCCAGTTCATAGACTTAGGTTCTACTGATGTTGGTTCTTTTGCTCTATCTGCTGACCAGTCGGGTTTATTCCTGATGTCTCTGGAAGCAGAAGCTAATGAAATCGCAATGGTTATGGACCGCTATGTAATCCCACAGTTATGTGATTATAACAGTCTTCCTATCAAAAACCATCAATACCCTAGAATGTGTCATCAAGATTTAGGTAGATTTGATGCTGTAGCTTTTGCTCAAGTATTAAATGCTTTAGCTGAAAGCGACTGGTTACCGCCAAGAGAAGAAATGGATGAAAAGTTCTTACGTAGAAAGTTGAAACTTCCCGAACCTGAAAATTATGCTTCTAAAACTATCAAAGATAAAAAACAGGAAAAGCTTCAACAGCAACAGGAAAAATATGGTTCTGTGACTGGTGCAGGCAAACGTACTCAGGATGAAAAAATACTGCCTTTCCAGAAACAGGAACAAAATCCAGTTAAAACCAGATATAAAAATCGTTTTCCAGAACCTTCTAAGACAGGTAAATTAGCAGAAGATGATGGTTTAGTTGAAATTGGGCCAGATAGGATTGAAGAAGATAATCCAGAACTAAAAGAAATAGCTGATGAAATATCTGCTTTAATGTTAAAAACCATTGATGATAGAGAAAAAGAACTATTAGCGATTCCTGACGATATTTGGGAGGCGGCAGTAGAGAATAGTAATGCCTACCGCTAGTGTAATTAGACAAGCTATTGCAGGACTGACGGATGTACAAAGATTAGTACATTTAGCAATGAGACTAACTGACCCTGATGTAGAAGAGATGTATAGTTTTCTCTTTAATCGGGGTAGACTAATCTATGAAGATACCCTTAACAAAATGGCAGAACAAATCGGCTGTCCTGGAAAGAAAGCCCGTCTTACCAACTCTGCGGTATTAAATGAACTTTCTTTACTTTATCGTTCTCATGCTACTTCTATCATTGCTACATATAACTATGACTTAGTTGGGGCTTTAATAGGCATATATAAGCAAAATCCTTACTCTAACCGTTATACGTATGCCAAATATATAACAGAGTGGGAAGAACAGAGAAAAGACTGGAAAGCTCCACAAATAGCCTTAATGACTGCCCAATATGCTCAAAATATGGCAATTGGACACTTTGCTTTATATAATCAGTTCAATATAGGCTATGGGACATTTGACGGGCCCGATGATGAAATTACCTGTCCAATATGCAAAGATTTACTAGATAGAAACCCATATTCATTAGCTCACTTTCATTATTTAGAAGTTCCTGTACACGTAAATTGCCGCCACCACCTTAAGTTGCACTTACAAAAGGCTACACCAGAACAATGTCAAAGATTGTGGATGGGGGAAGAACTTTTCTTTGAGTTTGCGGAAGAACTGCCCAGATTAAGCTTTTTAGAACACGTAGATACTCAAGGATTAGAAGAACTAAATTGGCTTGACCAGTTTGAACGATGTGGAATTATAAACTATAAAGATTTATTAGTTAAAGGCAAGGGTTGTTGCCATCCTGTAACACATAAAACTTGACAAATATATTATACATAAAACTTGCAAATTATTATGTTTATGCTATAATTAAGAAAATAGTATATGTAAAATGTGCCTTTGAGCCTGTCGCTCAAAGGCATTTTTATAGGAGGTTGAAATATGATACAAAAAGAAGGCGATAAGTGGTGTGTAATAGCCGACTCAGGTAAAAAAATGGGTTGCTATCCTTCTAAAGAAGAAGCTGAAGAACGATTAAAAGAAATAGAGATGTTTAAGCACATGGAAGAAGAGGAAGATGAAGATTTAATAGAATTAGGTGCTAAACGTAAAGATGTTTCTAAGGCTGATAAAGAACAGGCAGTTGAGGAATACGGCAATGTTACTTATGCTGACCCTGTTAACAAAAAGTATCCTATTGATACTGAAGAACACATTAGAGCCGCTTGGAATTATATAAATAAAGAGAAAAATGCGGGTAAGTACTCAGCCGAAGATGTAAAGAAGATTAAATCTCGTATTGTTTCAGCTTGGAAGAAAACTATTGACAAAGAAGGCCCGCCTTCTGCAAGTATGGGAGAAATTAAAGGAGGTGAAGAAGAAATTAACGAAATACTACACACCGTACCGACAATTCTAGAGGAAAGTGTATCTAATGGGACTGGTTGGAATGACCTGATTATGGATGGTAATTATAGAGATATGCACGGTCAACCAGTTGAAGTTACTCAAGAAACATTGCAGGAATATTTAAATAACTTCAATGAAGGGGTAAGAGGCCAAGACCTACCTATTACTTTTGACCACCCAGCAAAAGGGGGCATATCTGCTGGTTGGATGAGGTCTTTACGTATTGTAGATAGAAAAGTTAAAGACCAGATGAAAAAAGTATTACAAACGCTGATTGACTGGACTCCTATTGGTACGGAAAAAGTAAAAAATAAGGAATATCGGTATATTAGTGCAGAAATTCTGCCTAAAAATATATTAAAAGCCGCTTCACTAGTTAATTTCCCCGCAGTTAAAGGTATGAATCCTGTGGAGTTGGGAGAAGATAAAGACGGTTATAAACATATATATTTGATGGGAGGTGATGTAAGCATGGAGGATCAGGAAATTTTTACAAACAGTATAGTTGATAAGATTGTAGATAAATTGCAATCCTTTTTCTTGGCAGAAAAAGAGAAAGAAAAAGGAAAAGTGAAAAAGCACCTCCCTGATAATGAGGAAGGGAAACAGTGGTGCATTTTTATGGATGGTAAGCAGTTGAGTTGCGGCCCAGATGAAGCGTGGGCTGATGAGCAACTGAAACCTAAGCAGATGGAAGAGGAAAAACCTATTGTAGAGGAACCAAACGAAGCTTCAGAAAATGAGCAAGGAGGTGAAAACGAAAACATGGAAGAGACAACTAAATTGATTGAGGAGAAGGTAGCGGAGGCAATCAAGCCTTTAGCTGAGGAAAACAAGGCGTTGAAGGAGAAGTTGGAAGTAACGACTACCAACTTGGCAGAGGAAATGGCGGCTCGGAAGCAGGAAAAACTAAAGGCTCGTGTGGCAGAAGCTCTTAAAATAGACAACACTAAGCAATATGTTCCTGCCGTTTCTGAAGCCCTAACTGCGGCAGTTTTGGCAGAGCCAAAAGATTACGAGAGCATGGTCTTTGACCTTTTGGAACTGTTGAAGAATCCAACGTCTGTTGTGAGTTTGGCGGAGATTGGCACGGCGGCTGAGACAGAAACTATTCCTGAGAAGGATACTACAGCTTTCTCGGAAAAGGTTGATGCACGAGCGGCAGAAATTCAGAAAGAGAAGAGTTGTGATTATCTCACAGCGGCTAAATTGGCTCTTGCTGAATTGAATCAGATTTCAGACTAATAAAGGAGGTGAAATAAAATGGCTTACGGTCAGACTTCAGGGCCTAATTCGGTCCTAGACAAAACATTTAAAGTCGCCTCCTCGAACACCATTACGGGGTGGCAGGTAGTGAAGTTGGGCACAAATGGTGGTGAGATTGCATTGTCCAGTGCCGCAACGGATTTGCACATTGGTATTGCTCAGGTCAACCCTAACGAGGGTGTAACTTATACCGCAGGGAAATACGTAACCGTTCGTATGCTTGGCATTAGTAAAGCTGTAGCACAGGGAGCGATTACCTCTGGTACAAGGGTAGTGACCGCGGGTGCGGCTGGTGCAGTTGATGACGCTGGTGCGGCTGGAAACACTGGGGTCGGGATTGCTCTGGAACAGGCTTACGCAATGGGTGAGATTATTGACGTATTGCTGACACCCGGCGTTGAAATTCACGACTAATAAATCTATAAGGAGGTGACAATAAAATGACTATGCAAATTCCTGGACATGTTGATGCTGTTTTAACTAACATCGCTGTTGGCTTTTCTCAGATGCCCGGCTTTATTGCCGATAAAGTTATGCCTATAGTAAAGGTCAAGAAAGAAGCAGACATTTACTACCTGTATGGCAGAGAGAAGTTTAAGCGTATAGAAACTAAACGGCAACGTGGTTCAGTAGCTAACGATTACATTCTGGGACACACGACTGCACAGTACTTATGTGAAGAAGATGCACTACAGGGTTATATTGATGACCGTGATTATGCTAACTTTGATTCCCCGCTTGACCCTGAAGCGGATACGGTTGAAGATATTACTGAAGTGTTGCAGTTAGGTTATGAGATAGAAACAGCTAACTTGCTCCGTGCTACTGGTACGTATCCTGATGCTGCACACTACAATAACCCTACTGCTCAGTTTGATACCGGTGGCTCGTCTATCACTATGCAAGTAGACTTTATGACGCTCAGTAATGTTATCCGTAAGAAGATTGGTAAATGGGCTAATACCATCGTTATTCCCCCTACGGTTGCATTTTACATGAGTGTAGATGACGAAATCACAGGTATTGTTAAGTACATCGTGTCACGAGCAGGTATTCAGAACCATGAGTATTTTGTCCGTGGGCCGGAGGATTCTTGGCTGTTGCCTAGTGTGCTGTGGGGTATGAAAGTCTTAGTACCTACCGCTCTTGAGGATACTTCTAAGGAAACTCAGGTTAGCAATCCTACAGAAGATATTACAACTTCTCTGTATGATGTGTGGGGAGATGACATCTGGATTGGGTACGTTCAGCCTTCTCCTGGTATCAAGAAAGTAAGCTTTGGGTATACTTTTGAGGCAAGGGGTTGGGAAACTAAACGGTGGCGAGAAGAGGCACGAGAGTCCAATGCGTTCCGTGTTTCTCGAATCTTGGATCGCAAGGTTGTCTGTTCTGCCGCTGGTGGGTTGCTACAAAACGTTCTAAGTTCGGAGTAATTCTAGCGTATGCTAGAGACGCTTGCATTTCTTCAGGAGCCACTATCACAAGTAGATTGGTATAAAGAGGGTGGCTTAGGGGCTGTCGCTTTAATACTGTTTGCGATTGTGATATGGCTCCTGAGAATGTATCTCAAAGAACGAGAGCAATCCAATGAACGCTATAAAAACTGTATAGAAAATCGTACTGCTTTGTATAAAGAAAATGCAGACATTCACAAAGATTATGCACGGGCTTATCGAGAATTGTTGGAAAGAGTTTTAATTTCAGACCATCATGGCGTTGAAGCACTTGACAAGCTGCGTATGTCTCTTGAAGTAGTGAAACGAATGGAGCAAATAGAACAAAATGTCAATAAGTTGCACAATACCTAAATATGACCCTGCCATAGATAAATTGAAGCACCAATTAGATGTCATTCTAGATAAAAGAAAAGAAACAGTCCAAACGGTGATACAGGACTTAGATAAAGCTAAAGCAGTCTTAGAGGTAGTAAAGAAGAAAAACGGAGTAAAATAAATGGTATCGGGTTATATCGAAGATGTAACTGAAATAACTAGGCTAACGCGGGCGCAGAATTTTCTTCCTGATACTGCCAATGCCAAGTTGTCTACCAGCCAAATTTTAGCTCTTGGTCAAATGGTAGCTAGAACTGACATAGACCCCAAACTTAGGGTATTGGGTGTTACTACTCCTGTCTCTAAAACTACCAGTCCTAGTGGATTCTTTATCTTAAAAGATATAAATGCAATGGGGGCGGCCTGTCGGGTAGATAGGATAGTATTTACTGAGACACGGCCTAGTAGCAAAGAGAGTCAGCCTTGGCAGTGTGTAGAATTCGACAGATATATGGCAGAACTGATAAGTGGTCAAATAGATTTAATTGATGTGGATAATATGATTGCTCACGATGAAGACTTGGCTTCATGGACTTATGAGCATGATAGATTTTTTACAAATGATGATGAATTTTAGTTTAAAGGAGAGTTAACAGTGGTAGAACAGTATGTGGGGAGAGTAATATTTTTTACAGAACAGAGCGGCGGGGCATGTGCCAGATATAGGGCGCAACTTCCTTCAATGGCGTTAAATGAAAGAGGTTGGTTCTGTAGGCTTTCTGGACAGTGGAAACCTAAAATGTTGGATGAATTTGACATTTTTGTGTTTCAACGAATAAACAGTAAAGAGGGTGTGGCCCTAGTAGAAGCTCTAAATGATGCAAAAAAGATAACAGTATATGATATTGATGATGATTTAATCAATATTCCTAGAAGTTCTCCTGTCTTTGATTTAATGTTAAATAAGGGAGACCTAATAGGTTATCAGCTTATGGCAATGGCGCGATGTGATGCTATTAATGTAACTACAGAACGGTTGCGTGAAGTATATCATGGTTTTAATGAAGGGGTTAAAATCCTACCTAATTTAGTACGTTACAAATCATGGGAAGGGTTGGCTCCTTTTCGTTATGGAAAAGAAGGAGATATTATCTTAGGTTGGGCGGGTTCCAATACTCATGCTGATGCGTTAAAACTATTGGAAACTCCCCTGAAAGAAGTTTTTGACCGTTATTCTAATACGTATTTGGTAGTGATGGGGGATGACCTTCCTTTTGATTTCCCTATTGACAGGTATATTGTAATTCCTTGGAGTAAATACAGGCTTTTCCAATCTGTAGTTTTAGGATTTGATATAGGGCTGGCTCCCTTGGGGAAAACACCTTTCAATTTAGCTAAAAGTAATCTCCGTTTGTTAGAATTTGGTTCAGCAGGTATTCCCTGTATCGGAACTAGATGGGGAGAATATGAGAAGCTAATAGAAGATGGGAAATCAGGTCTTCTATGTGATACTGCTCAAGATTGGATTATCGCCATATCAAGGATGATTGAGGAAGAGAATTTAAGAAAATCAACAGCAGAGGCATTACGCCAAGAGATTATACTGAAAAACTTTGAATTGGAAAATGGTATAGTAGAAAGGGAGACCTACTATTTGAATCTTATTGAGGAACATTACGGTGGCCCCAGAATCTAGCTTCTCAATAACTGTAGATATATCTAAAGCTCAAGGCGTAATAAAGAAATTTCTTGTGGGGCTTGGTTTAGCTGGAGAAACAAATAAACGAGCGGCCCGAAAGATAGCAGATATTTTAGTTAAACGCTTGCGACTAGAAGCCCCTACAGGCAAATATTGGACTTTAGATGGGGAGGAATACGAAGGAGGCACACTTAAAGAGTCAATAAAATACAATATCTTTGAGGGAGGGGCGACTATTTTTAAGGGCTTTAGTACTAAGGCCCAATTCACAATGAAAGAATATGGAAGATATACTTTGCCGCCAGGTTTGCCTTCAGGACGAGATATTTTTCCTAGACGTGCTCCTTTTTTACTATTTTATTGGCCTAAAATAGATCAAGTTATGCACATGAAAGAAGTTCATCAAGACCCACGCCCAGGAGACCCTTGGGATGAAAGGGCCTTAGATGCAGTTAGAGAACAAATGAAAATCGCTTGGGCTGAAGAGTTTAATCAATGGCGAGTTAAGATTATTGAGAGGTCATAATATCTACATCAGATAGGGAGGTGATAATACATGGCAATTTCAGTTGACAACATTAAGAAATATATCAGTCATGGTGAAGTTTATGTCGGGTGTGCGGTTCCTCCAGAGGGTACTTCAATGTTTGGGTATGCTTCTAGTGGTGTTCCTTCCGGTGGTACACATATTGGGGCAACCCAGGGAGAGACTACCTTTACCTATACTCCTACGATTGAGGGTATAGAAATTGAACAGTCTGGGGTTCCGGTAGCTCCGCATATTGTATCAGAAGAACTTACCATAACCTTTACTTGTCTTGAACCTACAGTCAGTAGGATGCAAGATGCGTTTGGTAGTGGTGGAGTATGGGGGCCAACAGCAGGGACAGGCGCAGGAGATGTTATCCGTTTGGGAGGCTTAACTGATGTTACTGGTCAATGTGTAGCGGTTATTGCTGAACAGCCTAATAATAAAGGCAAGTATGTAGGGGCAATGATTTATAATGCTATCTCTGATGGTGGTGTAACTCGTTCATTCAAACGAGGTGAACCAGCAGCGGTTGAGTTTACATTAAAGTCATTCCCTAGAACAGCAGACCTTAACCGTGCTGATGGCGAACAAGCCGGTCAGTATGCACAAGAGGACTAAAATAGTGAAGAATACTTAGAGCCTGCTCATAAACTTGCAAATACTATGATATACAAGTATAATATGAAGTAGGCTCTAAGTTTCTTGCAAAAGGAGTTGTTAAAGTATGGCAACAGTTACGCGACCCCCTGCGGCAAAGCCGCGTGGGGATAGTCAACTTCAGTGGTTGCGGGTAGATGAGTTTTTAGAGGATTATGAAGGATGGCAGTTTGCTATCGTTCCTCAAGCTTCGCTGACTAAATTGGAAAAGATAGTAATGCCCTTGTCTGCTTTGGAAGATATTACTAATACCAAACCGAGGGCTAACAGTAGCAAGAAAACTATTACCAATTTAGCTCAAAACCTAACCTCAACTATAACTGAATTATGTGAGGGCCTTGCTATCGTTGTTAAAGACTGGAACTTCATAGATGAAGCCACAGGTGAAGAATTAAGCCCTCCTCATGGCAACCCTGAAGTTCTGAAAGAACTTGACTTTAGACTGATTGCGGCTATGGCTGGTTTAGTTTCATCCTATCTGATGGGGGCTGACCCAAAAAACTTGGAGAAGTCCGAAGAAGAGGACGAAGAGCTTTAGACTCTTCGTCCGAACCTTTGGATTTTAATGAGATCACTGCCCTTCTCTGTGAGGATTTTCAAACTTTACCTTCCATACTCTATAAAGAAGAGTGTCCGCGTCTGTTCAAAGTGTGGCGCAAATTACAAAAGAATAAGTTAAATAAAGTACGAGAAGATAGACTATGGAGTATTACCATTGCTCCACTATACCAATCAGCTATGTCAAAGGAGGGTGCAAATCAGCAATCAAAATATAGAGATAGTTTAACTAGAGCTATTAGAGACCCAGAAGATGTTCGGGCAGAAGATGAATATAATAGCCAACAAGCTGAAAGACGGTTAGCGGCATTGGGTGTTAGTGTAATTAAACATTAGATTAGTATAAGGAGGATTAAAATGGAACTGTTGTATATTCTCAAGGAACGACATGGTAGGGGTAACAAAGAATTAGCGCGAATTGTTTTGCCGATAGCCCCACGTGTAGGAGAACGCTTTAAGATAGTAGATTCTGGTAGAACATTAGAAGTAGAAAAAGTAACTACTTATCTCTGGAGGTCTGGAGAAACGGTTGTTATCCAAACAGCGATTCGAGAAGACCGTCCTTACGGGGAAGTTATTCTTGGTCGTCCTGATAAAAATAAATCTGAAGAGGAAGAAGAAGTAATAGAAGAAAAGGACGAGGAAGAGTAAAAGGAGAGTACGATGGCAGTCACAGAAAAAGTTATAGGGGCAATGGTTACATGGAATAGGGTTGAAATTTCTGTTCCCTGCATTGAGTCGTATCTCGAAACTGGGCCTATACAGGAAGTTGACCTGCATGTTATAGACAATGGTTCAACGGATGGTATGGCAGAGTGGTTGAGAGAAAATGAAAAACAACTGAATAAAAACGGGGTTTTCTGTCATTTTAATACTGATAATCTAGGAACTGCTAAAGCTATAAATAGTGTGTGGAAACAGCGTAGTCCTACTCAACACTGTATGAAAATAGACTCCGATGTTCTCTGGCCTGAAACAAGATGGTTTAATAGAATGATTGAAGTCTTTGATTATACTGATAATGTTGGTATAGTTGCTCTAAAACGCGCTGATGTATGGGAACGACCCGATCACCCTCAATTATTTTACCGTACTCGAATTATGCCAATAACACGAACAGATGGGTCTACTTTTACAATAGAAATATCTAATCACACCTTGGGAACATGCTGGTTAGTTAGGGCAAGCTTACTAAACTCTATAGGGGCGTTACGCCAGCCAGGACTTTATGGTTTTGATGATTCTTTATACTGTCAACGGGCCAAACTTAAAGAATTTGTATCTGTATTTATTCTTGATGTGCCTATTATTCATAATGATAAAGGAGAAGGTGGCGGGGATAAAAATGCTAAATACACCCGTTGGAAGTTAAACTCAGCGGGTATAGATATGCAAGCTTTTGAAAAGATGCGAGATGCTTACCAGTCAGGGGAAGTAGATGCCTATGAACCTTTCGGAAATGAAGGTATAGATAGGATTGATTTTTCTTATACTGAAAATCAAAACAGAACTACTCCTAGAGAAGTTGAAAATGAGTTTGGAGGTAATCTCTACTATGAGTAATACCGCAGTTTTTAAAATTCTGACTCATAGTGAGCGAGTAAATCAATTAGCTAAAACACATAACTGTGACCCCATCTCTATCGAAATAGACCCTACTAATGCTTGTAACCACCGCTGTACTTTCTGTTGTACTCTAAAATTTAATCGAGCAGATTTGTGTACTTTAGAATATCCTGTTTTGGAAAAGGTGCTTCAAGACTTAGCAAAACGGGGTACAGTACAATCTGTAGTATGGAAAGGTGGGGGAGAACCTACTATATACCCTCACCTTGAATCATGTATTCAAAAAGCGGCAGAACTAGGATTAGCTCAAGCTTTGACTACCAACGGTACAAAATTAAATTCTGTACTAGAAGTGGGAACTAAACATCTATCTTGGACTAGAATTTCATTAGATGCCGCGACGATGGAAACCCATGATAAAATTCATGGTTCTGTAGATTTTGAATCTATCTTAATACAAATACGGCGATTTGTACAAGCTGAAAGAAAAGGCACAGTTGGGTTGAATATGACCGTAGTTCAGGCTAATCTAGATGAAATTGAAAAGTTTGTGTTGCTAGGCTTAAACTTGGGAGTAGACTATGTGGCTATTCGCCCTGCTTACTATGAGTGTTTTGGTTTTGACAACCCCATCTCTGAAGCAGAACGAGACATTATAAATAAAAGATTAAAAGCATTAAAGACAATTCCTACTGGTAAGATGAGAGTTGTAGTAGGCCAAATGGCTAATGCAGGGAAGGTTGGCAGTTATGTTCCTAACTTATGCCTAGCCCCTGCTCTCAGACCTGTTATTGGTGCAGACGGTGAACTATACCCCTGTTGTGATTTAAGGGGACACAAAGAATATTCTTTCGGGAACATCAAAGAACAGAACTTTTGGGAAATATGGGATAGTGAGTATCGAAAACAGATGTTTGACAGAACAATGAATAAAGAATGTTTGGCACACTGTAGTTTTCCTTATGACTTTTATAATCAGGCTTTAGATTATTTAGGAGATAAAAACAAGATAGATACCGCATTTCTGTAGGAGTAAAAGTTAATGGAAGTAGCAATAGTTTGTAGTAGTTTTAATAGAGCTAAACAATTAGAACGAACAGTATGGAGTATAGCAAATCAGGATTATCCTCTCGATAAAGTTGTCTTAATCATCATAGATGATGGTTCAGTTGACAACACCCCAACTACAATAGCGCAACTCTTTGATAATTACCCCAATCTAAATCTAATTGATATTGTTACACAACGAAAAAAAGAGAACCACTTTGGAGGACATGGCATAGTCCTTAATTTAGGTTTGCGTTACGCTGAAGAACTAGGGGCAGAATACGTATTCCTAACTGGTGGGGACATACTATGGTCTAGTTATGCCCTGAGAAAACATTTGTTGGCTCATAAGGATTTAGATGAGAAAATAAGGGTTGTTGCAGTGAATCTTTCTGAACTAGGTGAGTTTAAAAGCCAATTAACAGGTTATAAAGAAAATAATATGGAGAGTATTGTCAATGCTGTATCTGCTACTATTCATAACTCTGATGCTGACTTGTTATTAGGCCCCCGTATCTATTTTATTCGTCCTGATAGGGAATCGTTGGGAGAAGCTGAAGCTGCGCCTGGACTGTTAGCAAATATTCCTGATTGGTATGATTGGAAACCACCAGAAAAGTTGTTATCACACCCTACAGCTTTAACTTTGGAAGAATTTCCAGACAGAGACCATATCTATCTAGGTTATCCTGGAGAGAGACCTTGTGATAATTCTCATCCTGAATCTCCTAGTTTGCAATCAGCTAAGTTATCTTTTTGGTTAAGACTAGGTGGTTGGGATGAGTCTGGTATAGGGCATTTCTATGAAGATTTGCAGTTAAGATTAAGGTTGCTTAATTATCTAAATTGCTCTGATATGTCCCCTATATTTCCTATAGTTCACCCTGAAGTTAGTTGTTTTCACCAACCGCACCCTAGACAGCTTTCATCCTGTAACCATGACATTTTTGTAGAAAACGTTGAAAAATATGGATATAACGTTAATAAAGGGCAAAATATTGATTGGGGCAGATGTCCACATAGAATCAGAAAAGTTAGAGTGAGGAATTGAAATTGATAGAAATTGCAATTATTTGTTC